TACAAAAACTTGCCGCAGCAAATTCAAATGTTGCAACAAGACATATATTACAAGGAGGATTATTTTTGAGTACAGAAACAGCTGAATCTTTATCATTAAGAATATCTGATGTATTAGAATATTCTCCAACAAAAGAAGCATTCATTCAAGCAATTGGTGCACATAATGTAGCAACATTAAGTGAATTACAAGAGTTACATTTATATGATTTTGGTATTTTCTTAGAACTACAACCAGATGAAGAAGAAAGACAAATGCTTGAAAATAATATTCAAATGGCATTACAAGCAAATAATATTGAATTAGAAGATGCTATAGATATTAGAGAAATTAAAAATATTAAGCTTGCGAATCAACTTTTAAAACTTAGAAGAAGAAAAAAGATAGAAAGAGATCAGCAGATAGCCCAACAAAATATACAACAGCAATCCCAAGCTAATGCTCAAGCACAACAAGTTGCCGCTCAAGCTGAAGTACAAAAACAACAAGCAATTCAAGCTTTACAAGCACAGGGTAATTCTCAAAAAGCAGAACTTGAAGCGAATAAATTACAGCTAGAAGCTTTACTTAAAAAGGAACTAATGGAACAAGAGTTTCAATACAACATGCAATTGAAACAAGCTGATGCTAATGATGTGCGTAATAGAGAAATACAACGTGAAGATAGAAAAGATGGAAGAGTGGCTATACAAGGTCAAGAGCAGAGAAGAACTGCTTCAGCAAAAAAGAATAATAAAAATTTTGAATCTTCAGGTAATGATGTAATAAGTGGAGATATTGGTTTAGGAAGATTTGAACCAACTTAATGTTTAACAAATAAATAAATAATAAAATGGCAATAGTAACAAATGATTGGACTGGACACATTGTAGCATCAAGATGGATTGATGATACAAATGCTGAAACTCCTGGTAGAGGAACTCATTTTTGTGCGATTGAATGTATTACAGCTACCACATTTACAGCATTGGTATCAGAAAAAATAAGAGAGCATGATACTGACACAGATAGTAGTAGTGCTATAAACGCAAGTGATACTTATTCTAGCAATAGTGTTTATATTAATACCGAAGATACGGATGCTGGTACAGCAATAGTATCTGGTGATACTTTTCCAGTTGGCACAATATTGTACGGCAAATGGACAACTTTTACACTAGCTGGTGGTTCAGTAGTGGCGTACGAAAGTAAGTAAGAAATTGTACGAGAGTACATTATGTTTAATTAATTATATAATATTATATTATGGCAAAAAATGACAACGTCAAAATTGACGAAAAAAATGCTGAAACCCCACAGGGTGAAGTAAAAGTAAAACCTCGTAAAAAATTTGCTCCGCAAGATGAAGAACCAATAAAGGTTAATCTAGCAGAACCAAAACAAGAGGATACAAAAGAAGAATCTACAAAGAAAGTTGTAGAAGAGCAACCTAAAGAAAAAACTGATGATAAAGTTATTGAGGAAGTTCAAGAGAAAGTGGAAGAGAAAAAGGTTGAAACAAAAGAAGAAGAAACTGAACAACCAGTTTTGGAAGAAGTTACGGAAGAAGAGACTGATACAACTGTTAAAGAAAAGGTTGAAGCAGTTGAAGAAGCAGTTGAAGAAGCTGTAGAGGAAGCAGAAAAAACCGGTAAAGAATTACCAGAAAATATCCAAAAACTCATGCAGTTTATGGAAGAAACTGGTGGAGATCTTGAGGATTATGTTAAATTAAATCAAGACTATAGTAAGTTTGATGATACAGGATTATTAAGAGAATACTATAGACAAACTAAACCACATTTATCAAGTGATGAAGTTGATTTTTTAATAGAAGATTCATTTGTATATAGTGAAGATACTGATGATCCAAAAGATATCAAACGAAAGAAATTAGCGTTTAAAGAGCAAGTTGCCGACGCTAAAGCCCAATTAGACAGGCAAAAGTCTAAATACTATGAAGAAATCAAAAGTGGTGTTAAGTTAACATCCGACCAACAGAAAGCTATTGATTTTTTTAATAGATATAACAAAGAACGAAGTGAACAAGATCAGCTTGCTAAAAAAGCAACGAATCAATTTCAACAAAAAACTAAAGATGTATTTGAAGATAATTTTAAAGGATTTGAATACAACGTTGGTGAAAAGAAATTTAGATTTAATGTTAAAGATGCAAGTAATATACGTGAACAGCAAAGTGATATTAATAATTTTGTTAACAAATTTGTTGATAAAAAAACTAATTTAATGTCTGATGCTAAAGGGTATCATAAATCTTTGTTTACAGCTATGAATCCTGACAATATCGCGTCTCATTTTTATGAGCAAGGTCGCGCTGATGCTATAAAAGAAAGTATAGCAAAAGCAAAGAATGTTAGTATGGAACCTCGACAAGGTCTTGGGGAAGTAGAAACTAGTGGTCTTAAAGTAAAGGTGTTACAAGATAATGCATTTGATTCTGGTAAACTTCGTTTTAAATTTAACAAAAACAAATAAAGTTTAACAATTATAAATTAAAATAATTATGGCAGCAATTACTCCAACCGTGGGATCGTCACTGAATAGTGTACCTTCCCCGATTAAGGCGGCTATATCAACTAACTATTTGGATTTTACATCTGGTAGTAATGACTGGTCTCAGCAATACCTACCTGACCTAATTGAGCAAGAAGCAGAAGTATACGGTAAAAGAACCGTATCTGGTTTCTTAGCTGCAGTTGGCGCAGAAGAGGCAATGAGCTCAGATCAAGTGATATGGACGGAACAAGGTAGATTACATCTATCTTATAAAATAAGTGCAGTGAATGAATCAACTAATGTTATTACATTAAATGGCGTTGTTGGTACTTCAGATACTGCAAGTTTCTCAGCAAATGGACACGCAATAAGAATAGGACAAACTGTTCTAGTATCTGATGGTGCGGCTAATCCAGTTGTATTTAGAGGTTATGTTTCAGCTATTGCAGCTACTACTATTACAGTTTTACCTTACACAGGTGCGGCTATTAGTGATATTAGTGGATTTGCATTAAATGGAACATCTGGTAGAGTTTTCGTATACGGTTCTGAATTTAAAAAAGGAACGAATGGTATGGGTGAAACTACTGGTAATAACCCAGTACAACCTGAGTTTAAATCATTTAACAACAAGCCAATTATCTTGAAGGATCATTATTCAATCGCTGGATCTGATACTGCAAGAATCGGTTGGGTTGAAGTTAGTGCAGAAGACGGAACTTCAGGATACTTATGGTATCTAAAAGCTGAAGCTGACGTTAGAGCTAGATTCAACGATTACTTAGAAATGGCGTTGTTAGAATCAGAAAAAACAACTGTGTCTGCAGATGGTGGTGCTACAGAAATTACTGATAGCTTAGGAACCAACTCAGGTACTGAAGGTTTATTCTCAGCAGTTACAGCTAGAGGTCATGTTACTTCTGGTATTGCTGGTACTAGCGCGGCTGATGATTTAGGATCTTTTGATGAAATACTCAAAAAATTTGACGAGCAAGGTGCTATTGAAGAGTACATGCTTTACTGTAACAGAAGCGTATCATTAGCAATTGATGATATGTTAGCAGCTCAGAACTCTTACGGAACTGGTGGTACATCTTACGGTGTATTCAGCAACTCTGAAGATATGGCATTAAATTTAGGTTTCTCTGGATTTAGGAGAGCGTCTTACGACTTCTACAAATCAGATTGGAAATATCTAAATGATGCTACATTAAGAGGTCAGGATGCTTTCGCTGATGTTAGAGGTGTATTAATTCCAGCTGGTACTTCAACAGTTTATGATGAGATCGTTGGAAGAAGCATGAGGAGACCATTCCTACATGTTAGATACAGAGCTTCTCAAACAGATGACAGGAGAATGAAAACTTGGATCACAGGTTCAGTAGGTGGAAACATCACATCTGATCTTGATGCTATGGAGATCAACTTCTTATCTGAGAGATGTTTAGTTGTACAAGGAGCTAATAACTTCATGTTACTTAACTAATACTTTTTAAAAGAGTTAGGTGCTTCGGCACCTAGCACTTTTATTTTTTTTAATATTTAATTTTATTATATTATGGCAAAAACAAAAAAAGTGGTTAAAGAACCACAAGTAAAAGAAGTAATTGTAGGAAAACCTGCGGTTGCTAAAAAACCCAAAAATGTTTGGGAAATGAAAGATAGAACCTATTTTTTAAGAAAGGGTTTATCACCAATAACTTACACAATTAGATCAAGAGGTATATACTGGTTTGATGAAGAAAAGGCATATGAGAGAGAAATGAAATATACTTTAAACCAAAAAACTCCATTTGTTGATGAGTTTAAAGGTGATGCTAGACTTGGTCATATTGTTTTTGAAGATGGCGTTTTAAACGTTCCAAGAGAAAAACAAACATTACAGAAGTTATTATCACTATATCACCCTGATAAAGGTAGAATATATACAGAATGGAATCCTGTTAAAGATGCTGAATCAGATGTTGATATATTAGAAATGGAAATAGAAGCTTTAAATATAGCAAGAGATTTGGAAGTTGATAAAGCAGAAGCTATATTAAGAGTAGAACAAGGAAGTTCTGTTGCTCAAATGACATCTAAAGAAATAAAAAGAGATGTTATGCTTATGGCTAAAAATGATCCTGTATTATTTTTAGATTTAATAGGTGATGACAATGTTTTATTAAGAAACTTTGGAATTAAAGCAGTTGAAGCTGGCTTGTTAAATTTATCTGCGGATAACAGATCATTTACTTGGTCAAATACTGGTAGAAA